GGCGGCGGGTCGTGCCATCGCGCCGCACCCGCTCATCGCAGCGCACATCATCGGCAAAGAGTTCGGCATCCCACCGCACGAGGTGATGGAATGGGACGCTGGAGACTTCCTGCGTACAATGACCCTCATCTCAGACCTGATGCCGAAAGGGAAGTGACGTGGCAGACGCTCCCATCAAGTTCAAGATCACCATTGACGAATCATTCCGCGCTGCTCAACTCGGCTTCCTAAAGGGCAGCAACCCAAGCGCCTACAAGCGCCTGATGACGTTCGCCACCGTCAATGCCGGGCGTACTTATACAAAGCCGATGAAGGCAGCAGCTCCGCGCGGAAAGACTGGAAATCTCGTTCGCGGCGTAAAGGTCAAGAGCGGGCGATACCAGCGCCCCAGCGCCGTCGTTGGGCCGCTGCTTGCTGGTGCACGCAAGCCGTACTACCGCTGGTTCGTCACTCAGGGTCGAAGCGGATCACGGACGACCAAACTCGGAGTGGTCGCCGTGAAGCCGGTAGCGGCTCGTCCATTCGTCTCGCAGGTCGCAGAGAACGCTACAAACGAGCAGCGAGCGATCGACGCGTACTATAAAACTGTCGAGGCGTTCTACAATGACAACATCTTCAAGGGCCGCATCCTAAAGTTTAGAAGGGGTAAGCGCTGATGGCTTCACAAGCTGGTTACGCGACATTTACGATCGCCGCTAAAGACGCCGCTTCTGGCGTGATGGGCAAGATCGGCAACTCGATGGGCAAGTTGAAGTCGGTTGCTAGCACAGCGTTCAAGGCGCTTGCTGCTGGGGCAGCTGCTGCTGCGGCAGCGATCGGCGCCCTGGCTATTCAGGCAATCAAGTCAGCAGCCGAGGATGAGCAGTCAACGATTCGACTGAACGCTGCGCTCAAGGCGCGCGGCTTCGCGTTGAAGGAACTGACCCCAGCGATCGAGGAGCAGATCAAGGCCGCACAGCGCCTCGGCTTCACCGACGACCAGGTTCGCTCAGCGATCGAGACTGGATCACGATTCTTCAAGGATCGTAAGACGCTGATGACGTCAGTTGGCGTTGCCGAGAACATCGCAGCGGCGACTGGCAAGGACCTCGCTGACGTGCAGATGATTCTCGGCAAGGCCGTAATGGGACAGACACGTGGACTCAAGACGCTCGGCATTGAAGTCAAGAAGGGTGCAACTGCTCAGGACATCTTCACAGCTGCAAACGCCAAGTACGCAGGCATCGCAGATGAGCTTGCCAACAGCACAGCAGGAAAGTTCACCGCAGCGCAGATCGCGTTCAACGAACAGATTGAGGGCCTTGGGTATCGACTGCTGCCAGCAGTTAGTGACGCGATGTCATTCCTCGGCACCACCGTGCTTCCGATTACCGATGCCGCCTTCAAGAGCATTGGCGATGCAATCACCAGTGTTGCTGGAGAGATGAGCAAGCCAGGCGGGATGCTGGAGTCAGTCGGAGCAGTAGCAGGAAAGTTCTTCAACAGTATGAAGCCAGGCGTTGAGGCAGTTGCCTCTGCGCTTGGGCCATTCCTTCAAGCCGTGCTGGACCTTGCTGGCGCGCTTTGGGGAGATGGGAAGGGTCCTCTGGCAGTTGCGGTCACGTTCATCGGAAAGGCGTTGAACAAACTGATGCTGATCATCAAGCCAGTCTTAGACATCCTGACAGCAATCATCAACGCGATCTCAGGAGTTATCAGCGGCGCTCAAAAACTCGGCGTCAATCCAGCAAATAATCAGGGCTACACGCCGTCCTATGGGATGACTCCAGGAGGCACTGGCGGCGGCTACACGTACGGCGCAACGGGAACAGGCGGCGTGACTGTCAAGAACACGGTTGTGTTCGGTAACGACGCGGTCTCATTCATTGACACCAGCCTCGGTAGCAAATACAGCAGCAGCGCGAGCCGCTCACTGCCGAGGCGCTAAATGGCGACCGCGCCGTTCCAGCTGTGGATTGACGGTCCGACCGTGGCGACAGCGGTGCGCGTTGGCAGCACCGTGACGATCACGACGGCTTCGTCGCACGGAATCTCAACTGGCGCATACGTCGAACTGGGAGGCTTTCTCGGCACCGTCGGAACGTCGTTGAACTCCGTCTGGCAGGCGACTGTCACGTCAGGCACCAGCTTCACAGTTACCTCGGCTGGCAGCGCAGGGACTGCGGCTACAGCCGCTGGGATCACGACCGAATACTTTGCCTACGACTTGCTGAACCCGCTTGTCAACTATTCGGGAACAGCGCGAGATACGGCGCTCTACGTTCCGCTGGACTCGCTGACGATGTCCTTCTCTGGCGATGGCGAGGTCGCCACAATCAACTTCACGGTGGTGCAGGACGACACGCCGAGCAGCACCCCGTGGTGGCTGACGTTCCCAGACCAGAGCCGACTGCGACTCGTAAAGGCAGATACCGGCTCGGCCCCAGCCGCAGGCCAGACGATCTTCCGAGGCATCGTGCAGGGGATCAGCGCGCGGATGACTGGCTCAGGGCAAGGCTCAATCGCCGACATCAGCGGCGACGACGTAAACGCGTTGCTTGACCGCGTGATCATCTACGGAACGGTGAGGCTGAACTGATGGCATACGCAATCGGCATCAACACCGTCACGCGCACGAGCGCTGGAGCGATTGACGTCAACACGTCTGAGTACCACCCATTCCAGGTCGGCGACAAGGTTCGTCTTCACAACGTAATGGGCGGGGGCACCTATCCGTTTATGGCTGGGAACCCGTACACGGTCGTGACCATTACCGCTAATGGGACTGCAAGAGATGGCGTCACCATTCTTTCCCGCTCCTTTCAGTTGACCCAGGCTGGCGCAACCGAAGCCGGAACTGCGTCTGGTACTGCGGCTATCAGCGCGATTACGGCGTTCGGAAGTTCCAACAACACGCTTCAGATCGTCACGACTACGCCGCATAACTTTACAAACCAGTTCAACTTCAGAATCGCGGGCGTCACCTGCTCAGGAGCGGTCGCTGATCGAGATAACCTGCTCAACCTCATCAACCGAGCGTGGGATCCATCGGACGTCACTATCGTCAACTCAACCACCGTCCTGGTCGCTACTACCAAGTGGGGTCAGTTCACCGCAGGGAACGCGCAGGCGATTGACGTGACGAACGCAAAGATGATCGTGCCGTTCGCCGCTATGACCTGCGCGCTTGACGACGGCATCAACACGTCGGGAGGAGTCATCGGCGGGATCGGCATCACCAACGACATCACGAAGCGTCTGAAGGTCTCAACCGAAGGAAAAATCCTGTCGGCGTTGCTTGACCTTGCGTGGCAATCAAAAGGAACTGACTACGCCTTCCTGCGCCTCTTTGACCTGTTTGACAAGACCAAACTGACGACGAGTTACGCGAAGGCGAACCTGCTGATCAACACATCAGCCTCAACGCTACGTTCAATCCTAGACACACTGATCGAGTCGTACCAGGCGTATGACCAGAAGAAGCGTCGCTACTACATCAACCAAGACGGCCAGTTGGTCTATGAGCTGCTCAGCGACGTGACGCCAGCACAGGGCAACGCGCCGTACAAGATCATCACCAGCGGCGCTGGTTCGCCGAATAACACCACGACGCCAGCAACGGTTGCACCGTATTCGCTAGAGGTCTCGTGGGATCACGACACGACCAAGCGCGCACTGTTCAGGGGATCAAACGCGAACAACAGCCCGATCCTTGACCTCATCAAGGCAGACAGCCCAGACGCCCTAGGGACTGCCTACACGCGCTCAGGCGCTCCCTACTTTGACGATTCGGTGGATTACCCGTCAGGCGGTGATGGCAAGGTCATTACCCGGCAGGCTGCAGCGAAGGCATACTTCCTTGAGCGCTACGCGCCGGTGCTGAGCGGCTCTTATACCTTGCGAGGCGCTGGGACTGCCTCGTACAACAATCGCGGATTCAACGCTGGCTACGCAACGATTACCTCGACCATCACCACGAACTTGGACGCTGCGCTCATTCAACGCGCAAGCAACGTGATCACGGTCTCAACGAAGCCATACCTCCACCGCTATGCGGTCGGTATGACTGTTGTGCTGAACAACATCAAATCGGCAGGGTATGCGGGAACCTATACAGTCGCGTCGGTGCCTTCTGGTACGTCGTTCACCGTTGCGTCGGTTGGAACAACTGGAGTTGCTCAAACTAACGGCGACGCTTACATCACCGCAACTGCCGGGTTCATTCGCACTGGCACCGCGCCGAACCAGATCGTCACGGTCTCGCTGCCAGCAGCGCACGGCTTGACCACTGGAACGATCACCGTCGTGACTGGCTTGACGGGGACTGCTGGAACCTCAATGAACGGAACGGCGACGATCACGCGCGTGGACGACTACTCGTTCACCTACCCATCAACAGGGACGAACGGCACGGCAACCGGGACGCCAGTCCTGACGTCAATGCAACTTGTCCCGCGCTGGGAGCCCGGGCAGTGGGTGGACATCGCGGCGCCTGAACTTGGCTTGAGCGGCCTCTATCGAATCGAGCAGGTGGACTGGAGCCTTGAGCCTGGATCTTTCCAGCAGATTGTCAGGGTAATGTTCAACCGACGACCAACCAAGTCGCTGACCAAGTTGCTGCAAGGGAGTGCCTAATGCCACGTCGCTTTGGTTCTGACTCGTCGTTCTACACGACCCTGAACTCGCCAATGGTTGACCCGAACGGCGTCGTGGTCATCGACCCCAGCAATAAGTTTGGCTCCAGCCCGCTCGGCGTTGCGCTGCGCGAGCAGGCGGCCTTCGGACTTCCGAACGCCTCGTTCAACCTTCTGCCTCCAGACCCCAACGCTGCGATCGAGGACACTGAAAATCCGCTTCCGTTCTGGCGTTTGCAGACGACGAGCAGCATTACGGCGACGCCTACCTATGACACGACGAACCAGACGTGGGGAATCAAGCTTGACCCTGGCACAGCGTCCTCTGGCGAATACCTGACCCTGAAGACGCGCGCCTGGATTACGACCGACGATAACGTGGCGCTGCGCCAGAAAGCAAGCCTCGCGCTGGCGAAGGTAGGCACCTACTCAGGATCAACGCAGTGGAATCTGACCCTGAGTGCCGTGAACTACGACCACACCAACACGGCCGTCTCTACTGCCGTGATCGGTACGGTCTTTGACAACACGACGTGGACGAGCATCAGCGGGACGACAACGCCTGGCGGCTCAGCGATCCCTAGCACCGTGTCGTGGGTTGAGTTCACGATCAAGTTGACGGCGACCGCGACCGTGTCAAGCAGCACCGGGGTCACGCTTCAGTCCTTGCTGCTTGCAAGTTCAACGCCGCTCTCCAACTCGTTCATCGTGACTCAATCCTTCCCAGCATCAACCACGTGGACTCCACCAACAGGCGTGACGAACCTTCTTGGCGTGCTAGTCGTTGGTGGCGGCGGTGGCGGTCAGGGTGGAGTCCTACGAACGCAAACAGGTGGTGTGACGACAACCGACGGAGCGCAGGGCGGTAGCGGCGGTGCAGTGATCTTTTTACGCAACCTTGCTATCAACGCTGGGTCTGCAATCACAATCGGAATCGGAACAGCAGGTGCCGGTGGGACCGCGCAGACGTTCTCAAAAGCGCTCGGCGCAGGAACCGCTGGACTTGCTGCGACTCTTGGACCTTCGACCGGCGGCAACGGCGGGGCAACGACATTCGGAACGTATGTCACTGCTGCTGGTGGCATTGGTGGTACGTCAACAGTGCTTGATACCAGAACGCCTGTACCGAGCAATCCTCAAATCGCTCTTGACGGTGCCTTCCCAAGTGCTGGAGCAGGCGGCAACGGCAAGACTCCGTCGGTAGGCTCTGCGCTGACGATCGACGGGACTAACATCGGTGGCGGTTCCATCTACACGCTCTATCCAATCGTGACGACCTTGCCAACTGCTGGGGCTGCTGGAACTGGCTCAATCAGTATCACTGGAACAGGCGTTGGCACGACGTTCGTCCGCACTGGTCTCGGCACCGCCGGCAGCCCCGGCTTTGGTGGCGGTGGCGGTGGGGATAATCAGTGGCGCTACGACGGAAATCTTGCAGGTAGCGCGCCAGGAAATGGTGGCGCTGGCGCTGCTGGAGCAGCAGGTCGCTCGATCGGTGGATCGGTAACGTCAGGCACCGTGACGATGACGCTCACCGCAGGAGTCGGTGGAGCCGCAGGAACAAACTCTGGCGCTGGGGGGGGCGGTGCCGGGGCGATCAGCGTATTCTTGCAAACGGCAAGCGCTTTCAATCTGACCAGCGGCGTCGGCGGTGCGGGCGGTGCGGGGCTAGTGGTGGTGTCGTATGTTGGTTAGTGGCTACGCCTTCGTCAACGCAGACCTTGTCGTGGTCAACGCGATTGGCGGCGAACTCAACGAGAAGCAACTCACGCAGTTTGAACGCGACTACGCGGCGCTGTTCGGTGCTGAGTCCAGCGTGCCAGTCTACGAAGGCACGACCGTGTGGGTAGGCGGGCGCTACAATCCAGACACGGGCGAGTTCTCGCCACCAGACCCGCAGCCTGAGTCGCTGCCAGTGGAGACTGTGACCGATGACGCGATCTGACAGCACCGAGATTCTGGCGCGCCTTACCAAGATTGAGGCTGACCTCGGAGAGATCAAACTGGAACTTGCTGAGACCCGCGGCGCCTATCGACTTGCCAAGTTTGTAATCGCTCTACTTGGCATCTCTGGGCTTGGCGGCGTCACGGCGTGGATCGCCGGGCAGGGCAAGTGACTTATCCAGTCCGCTCGCAGCTAGGGCTGTGGGAGCGCGTAGGGGTCAAGGCGCTAGACGACTGCGGCCCTGCGTCGGTGGCAATGGCTGCCACCTGGCTGGGAAAGGACACGTCAACGAACCAAGGCTGGGATGCCTGCAAGGCAGCCGGGCGTGTGGACACGCCAGACAAGGCCGAGGGTACCAGCGCGAAGCAGGTGCAGGACGCGTTGCACCTCCTCGGGCTCGATGCAAAGATCGTCTATCGCTGGGCGCCATCCTCGCTGAGTGCCAAGGCTGGCGGGGTGCTGATCCTCAACATCCAGGCGTCGCAAACGGTCATCCCTGACCACCTCCGCTCAGGCTGGCAGAAGAAGGACTGGGCGAAGCGCCCCGGCAACACTTACGGCCATTGGGTCACCCTTGCCCACGACGGCACCGACTGGCTCTATGCCTGCCCTACAATGGTCGAGGGGCGACCAGCAATGCGCGTCACTCCAGAAGAAGTGCAGGCGCTGCGTGACTCCAAGGAGAAGGCGGGCTTCCCACCTCCTCCTGCAATGATTGTCGTCAAGAAGAAGTAGGAGGTTCCCGTGACCGTTGATCCGTTCGTCAGTGATCTCATCAACACCCTGATCGTCGCCCTCGTGCCGGTGGGCATCGGCGCGCTCGGCTTCCTTGCCCGCGCTCTGATTGACTACCTGAAGGCGCGGATGGGTGCCGAGCAGTACCGCATCATCGAGATGGTCGCAGCGACGACCGTCGCAAGCCTTGAGCAGTCCCTGAAGGGGAAGGCTGGTCAGGAGAAGAAGGACGCGGCCCTCGCCCTCGTTCGAGCTGAGTGCCTGAAGCGTGGGATCAAGTTGGACGAGTCTGCGATTGAGTCTGCAATCGAGGCTGCGGTTTACCGAACACGCCTCACTATCTAGACACGCGGGAAGTTATCCACTAACCTCCCGCGAGAGGGTCGTTGCCCGACCCCGAATGGGAGGAACTGTGAGTGGATCTATCGGAGTTCGCGGCGCATAAGCGCGCCAAGGGGCCTCGCTGCACCTTGCAGAAGCCGGGGCTGAAAGCGCCTGAGATGGAGAAACTAGAAGCGGCACTTGCCGCACCCTCAATCACCAGCGTGGCTATCGCCCGCTGGCTGGAAGATCACGGGGTTGAGTTGACGGCGTATGTCGTCCAGCGTCATCGACGCGGGGACTGCCGTTGTGGGAGGGCTGCAAAGTGACGGACTTGAGCGAGTTCACACAGGCTGACGAGTTAGCAGAACTGAAGGCTGCCCACGGGCGCGCGCTGCGAGCGCTCGCCAAGCGTGAGCAGGCGACCTCGGAACTAGTCACGGCGGTCTACCAGGCGGCGGGCGACGCGGCCCGCGCAATGGCGATCCCGCCGGTGACGGCACCGAAGAAGGACAAGCGAAAGCAGAACCCAGAGGCAGCGATCCTGCTCCTGTCGGACTGGCAGTGGGGCAAGATCACGCCGACCTACAACTCCGAGGTGGCTGCGAAGCGCGTCGCGCTGCTGTCGGAGAAGGTCAAGACGCTGGTTGAGATCCAGCGGGCTGAGCACCCAGTCCGTGAGCTGCACATTCACCTGCTGGGAGACCTCGTAGAGGGTGAGGACATCTTCCCCGGTCAGGCGCACCTGATTGACTCTGGGCTGTACTCGCAGATGTTCGGAGCCGCCGAGGCTCTGGCGAAGTTGGTGCGCGAGATGCTTGGCTACTTTGAGAAGGTCAAGGTGGTCGGCGTCATCGGCAACCACGGTCGCATCGGGCGACGTGGCGTGAGCCGACCTGAGACAAACGCCGACGCGATGATGTATCGCATCGCGCGTATGGCGGTTGG